CCGAGGCCGGCGGGCTTTTTTTTATCCTTTCGCCGCGCCGCCACCGCGCCACACATTCGCGGCATATACCGCCCGCGCTCCCCCCGTCAGCCGGGCGCGGGGCGTAGGGCATTGGGGGGTCGAAAAGCTGACAAAGCGCACTATTTCAGAGGCCGCCCGGCCCTGATGCCCACTAAAATGGGACAAACTGCCGCCCCGCGTGCCGCAATCGCGCAAGGAGCGGGCCAAAGGCGGGCGGGTGTCTTTTACGAGCCTATATATATAGCTGTACATTTGCCCACAACTTTTAACCATTTAACACACACGCTACTTATGCCACGCACTTACCACATCGACATCGACAGCTATATTGGCTACCCAATAAGCAAAGGGTACGTCAAGAGCAAGCTGCAGCCCATGAAGGGCAAGCCCTGCGCCGTTCGCATCAACTCCTACGGGGGCGACGTGCAGACGGCCCTCGACATCAGACAACAATTCATTGACCACGGCCAGGTCACCGCCTACATCATAGGCATGACGGCCAGTGCCGCCACCATTCTGGCCATGGGTGCGCGCAAGGTGGTGATGAGCCGCTACGCGCTGATGCTTGTGCACCCCTGCTCGGCCGGAGTGTCGGCCTGGGGCTATTACAACAAGGAGGAGCTGGCCAAGGCCATAGAGCGCATGCGCAAGACTCAGGCCGACCTCAAGACGCTTGACCGCGTGGTGGCCTCGATATATGCCGCCAAGGTGGGCGACAGCAATGTGGGCAAAATGGAGGCCCTCATGCATGAAGCGCGATGGATAGGTGCCGAGGAGGCGCTGCGCCTTGGCCTCATTGACGAGATTGACCCCGACGAGCAGCAGCCCGACCCCGCCAAGGAACCCATGACCGACGCACAGCGCGAGCACATAGTGGCATGCGGGCTGCCTGTGCCCACTTTCGGCATGGCGGCTGAAAGCATGACGGCTGCAAGCACTGAGGCTGGAAGCACTGAGGGCACTGCCGCCACCATCACCACCACGGCCACTGCCACCGAACAGCAAATGCGTAAGTCGATAGGCGAGGCGGTGCGCGTTTTTTTTGAAACCATTTTTGCGCGCGCCGCCAAGCCATCTTGCGCCGCCAAGCCGCAGGGCGCGGCCGCTGCCACCGACGATGACAAGCAACATCACACTAACACCCCAACAATGAACACGAAAACTCTCACCCCCGCCACCCTGTGCGCCAAGCTCGGCGTGGCACACATCACCGCCACCGACGGCAAGGTGACATTCACCACCGAGCAGATTGACGAGCTCGAAAAGGTAATCAAGGCTCTGGACGATGAAAAGAATGAGGCCGAAGCCAAACTCAACGCCACCGACGGCGACACTACGGGCTCTGCCAAGCCAAGCACCGAAGCCGACGAAGGCACAGCACTGCCGGGTGCCGAGGCATGCGACTTTTACCGCAAGTATGGCTCCCTCATTTAACAACCCATCAACACTCTTAAACTTCTAAACTCTACTCTACACAATGGCTAAAACTATCACCACCCTCGAGGCACTGCAAAAGAGTGCCACCCGCTACGAGAAGGAACTCCTCATCATGCCGGCCACCTCAGCCGGTGCCACGCTGCAGCACATGACGGGCATGCCCGGCTTGCTGGGCAACGTGGTGCTCGGACAGCTTGACGGCGATGCCGAACTTGGCCCGTACAAGAGCACACGCTCGGCCGACGGCAACTTTACCATCGCCCCGCGCGAGCTTGAACTTTTCCTTGGCAACTGTGCCTACGGCTTCGACCCCAACGATGTGTGGGGCACCATCTACGGCTCGCTTGTGGCCCAGGGCGAGAGTCTCAAGACGGTGGACGTGAACAAGTACATCCTGATGTTTGTGGCCGGCAAACTTGGCCGCAAGCTCAACATGGCCATCTGGAACGCCAAGCGCAATGCCGAGGGCGACACCACAAAGGACTTGTTCAACGGTTTCGACACCATCACTGCCGCCGAGGCCACTGCGGGCAACATTGCCGCCGGCAAGGGCAACTACATGGAGCTGACGGCTGCCATCGACAAGACGAACGCCATCGACACGTTCAATGCCATCTACGCCGCGGCCGACGATGAGCTGCAGGGCCAGAAGGCAAAAATCTATGTATCGAAGGACATTTACAACGCCTACAACCAGAACTACCAGTTGCTGCACGGCTCGCTGCCTTACAACACGGAGTTCAAGAAAACTTTCCTCGAGGGCACCGACAACCAGTGGGAGTTCTGCCCCCTGGCCTCGAAAAAGGGCTCGCAGTACATACACATTGCGCCGCAGAGCAACATGGTGTACGGCTACGGTGCAGGCGACAACCCCGGCGAGCGTCTGGCCATCGAGAAGTATTCGTCATGGAAACTCACCCTCGAGGCTGCAATGGCCTTCGGCGTGCAGTTCCGCAGCCTTAGCCCCGAGATGCTCATGGTGGCTAAACTCAAGGGCGACGCTTAGTTGAAAAGTTGATAAGTTAAAAAGTTAAGAGGTCGCTTTTAAGAGTTGAACAAGCAGAGGCAACCTCTAAACTTTTCAACTCATAAACTCATCAACTTAAAAGTGCCCTCTTAACTTTTCAACTCCTCAACTTTTCAACTTCCCCCTCAACTTCTAAACTCTTAAACTTCTAAACTCCCCACTTATGGCAGTACAAACCCCCACAACCACCCCCTGCGCCAACGGCGCACCCTTCAGCAGTCTGCGCTTCTGCGCCGGCCAGCGCGTTATACCCGGCATTCGCACCGCGGTATACTACACAGCAAAGGAAAACATCACGGCATGGCCCACCTTGCCAAGCCCCTCCGACAAGGACGTGACACTGGCCAAACTCGCCACCTACGACGGCAACTTCACACTCAAGGCCGACAAGAAGTGGCAGCGCATTGACCTCGTAACAAATAAAGGCAACGTTGAATGGGAAACTCAGGGCGAGCGTCCCTCGTGCACATTTCTCAACAAGCTTACAGCCAGCCACCCCGGCACGGCCGAGGAGGCAGCAGGCTTTTGCTCGGTGGCACAGAACGCCGACCTCGTGTTCCTGGTGCAGCAGCGTGACGGCAAGTTCCGCGTGCTGGGCAACGAAATGTTCGAGACGGTGGTGAAGCCCAAAGGCTCGCTCGGCGAGGGCACAAGCACCAACGCGAGCACCGACATCGAAATCGAAGCCACCGACGTGGTGCCGGCTCCCTTCTACCCCGGCGAAATCGACACCGCCGACGACGGCAAGATTAGCGGCGCCACGGGCAAGCCAGTGGTGGCAGCGTAGCCGCAGGCTACGATGCTAAGTTGAAAAGTTTAGAAGTTGAAAAGTTAAGAGGTCGGCTTTAAGAGTTGAAAAGTTGATGAGTTGAAAAGTTTAGAAGTCACCTCTGCTTGCCCAACTCTTAAAAGCGACCACTAAACTTTTCAACTTATAAACTCTTCAACTTAAAACTCCCAACTTCTAAACTTATAAACTTAAATCCTGTGCTCGACCCCGATTTTACCCAACAACTGCAGGCCTACCTTGCCAAACCGTCAGACGAACGCGACGTGAGGCAAGGGGCCCTGCTCTTGTTACGCATCAACTCCAACCGCTACCTCTACGCCTGTGCCTGTGCCGCCCCCGCGCGCTACGCCGACACCATAGCCTACGAGCTTACAAAGTACCTGCGCATACGCCTCGACGGACTGACGCGGCAGGACGTGGCCACCATGGAGCAAGAGGCCCTGCCGCGCATTGAGCAAACGCTCGACCAGGGCGCGCCCGTCATCAGCACCGACGCCGACCACCCCAAGGGCCAGCACCGCGGCCGCCGCCCCGACCACGACAAGCTGCCCGACAACATCAAGAAATTGTACGACGACAACGGCGAGCTTTACTTCAAGATGAAGCAGACGTTTGAAACGCTCAAGACCATGGCCGACAAGGAGCCGTGCGACCGCTACGAACTGCTCAAACTGCTTAAAAAGGCTGATGAGAGGTACAGGCTGAATTGGGAGGCATACGACGGGTATGAGGGGAAAAGTTGAAAAGTTTAGAAGTTGAAAAGTTGAGTGGAAAGTTGAAAAGTTGAAGAGTTGAAAAGTTAAGAAGTTACCTCTGCGAGTCCGACCACTCAAACCTACCTCATAAACTCTTAAACTCATAAACTTATCAACTAAAGACACTGACCTCTTAACTCTTCAACTCTTAAACTTTTCAACTTCCCCCCCCTCCAAGCCCGACATTCCTCTTAACTTCTAAACTTTTCAACTTCTCAACTTATTAAAATGACCGACACCCTCGCCGACCGCGCGCAACGCTACCTCATGGCCTCTGCCGAAGAGATGCAGAAGGCAGGCCTGCCCCAATACATGCAGGCCCGCCTGTTCCGCCTCAGGGAGATGTATGCCTACTGGCTGCAGAACCCCCGCATGGTGGACAAGGACATTGTGGGCGTGCTCCGCCAAAAGTACGGGCTGGGCCTTTCGCAGGCCTATGAGGACGTGCGCTGCATCAAGATATGCCTGGGCAACCTCGGGCGCATCACCAAGGACTACGACCGCTGGCTCTTCCGCGAACGGTGCGAGGAGGGCTGGCAGATGGCACGCGAGGCGGGCGACGCCAAAGCCTTTGCCGCCATGACGGCCACCTACCTCAAGGGCACACAGCTCGACAAGGAGGACTCCGCCGCCCCCGACTATTCGAGCATCACCCCGCAGCAGTTCGTCATCAGCGCCGACCCCGCCGTGGCAGGCTTCAAGGTGGTGCCCGGCATCATCGAGAAGGCAAAGAAGCTCGAGGCGCGCTACGTGCAGGAGTTTGAGGAGGTTGACAACCACAC